TGGTTCATTCAGTTCAATACATTTTAACCATAGTAAATAGTGTGAACAGAAACAACCTCTTACACCTTTTGTGTCTCTAGATTTTTTTAGTTTGGGAAATGGTCGTAAATTTAATTTTTTATAGACAGGAGCAACATCGTCTAGATGTACAGCATCAAATTTTTCAATATTGATGTTAAATTTTTTTCCAGATGCAATACAATCCTTGGACAGTTCTTCCGAAAAAGATCTGCCTTTCATTGTTATTACATAGGCTTTATGATCATAATGTTGCATCTTCCATTCCTGCGACTCTTAACTTGGTAATATTAGTTATCTGCCATTGCTTTTGGTCGAGGGCTTTAGTGATGCCGAGCCATTTGTTTCGCAACAGTGCAAACTCGTTGATGATTTTTTCATAATCAACTACGTCTGCTTCACCGTCTACATATTTCTCTACATCACGACTGGATAATGCACGTTGATAGTTTTCAAGATATTTTTTGAAATGTTTACTTCGCAGTCTTCTCAATTCAATGTTGAGATACTGAAGAATTGCTTCTATTTCTTGTAATTGGTTGAATCTTTGTTCAACTATACCAGGCATAGCGGCTGAATTTTTTTCAAGATTACCTTTTATTCTACATTCAAGTCTTGCTTGATCCAATTCTTGTTCATAATGTTGAATAGCCATTGGAATCTGACTAATGTCTCTAGCAATCTTTTGATACCAGCCGCTCATTATTAATAGTCTTCGTCTTTATCGTCAAGATCCAGATAATAATTAATTGCTTTGTCCAAATCTTCATCTGAACCCAGTGATTCTTGCAAAGCCTCATCTTCGATTCCGTGATCAGCCATTATGTCTATGTACTTTTCAGCCAATACGTCTATCTGTTTCTTATCTGCGTGTGCTTTGAAAAACTCCCAAAGTTCAGTAAACAATCTACTTTCGATCATTCAGTAGTCTCCTTTGTATCTTTGTTTTCCGTTTCTTTTTCTTCTTCTTTAGAAACAATACTGTCGAAATCTTTCATAATATTGTCCAATAGTTCTCCACCACTTTCCCATACTTTACGATATTCTTTAGTTTCTGTTCCTTTTGAATCAATGTATTTTAGTCTATTTCCGTCTTTAATTAAAATACCTTTCTTTTCGAAAAGATCAACCAGTCCTGAGTAAGGATTCATTCCAGTTTCATATGGAATCTTGACTTGCACACCTTCAAAAGGTTTAGCATATCTAGTTTTCATTACTTTACAGCCGGCTCTAATACCACGTACATCTGTAACTTTGTTACCTTCTTCGTCTTCTTTCAGTTTCAACTTCTTCATTGCAACCACAATAGATGATGCATAGATAAAACCTTGTCCGCCTGATATTTTATCATCTGGATCAAACATGTCTTGTGATGCATATGTGTGGTTAGTTGCCACAAGTCCTACATTGTGTGAACCAATCATATTAACAGTGTTTCTTACAAGTGATGTAAGTGCTTTAGGTTTTCTACCCATGTCACCCTTCATATCACCTTTGTTAAACTGATCAACATCAGTTGGAGTCAACAACATACCCAACGAATCAATCACAAACAATACTTTTGGTCTGTCTTCATCGTTCATTGCTCTGTAGTCTTCCATAAATGTTGAGATTGTTTTTGCAACATCATCAATCATGCTCATGTTAAGTTTTAATAATTTTTTTTCATCAGTGTCTACATCTAATGCTTTCAACCATGTTTCGTCAAGTGCATTCTCTGAATCAATTAATACCACAAAAATACCTTGATCTTGTGCCGCTTTCACAATGTTACCTGAACATATGTACGACTTACCTGCTCCAGATTCTCCTGCAAACACAGTCACTTTTCCCAACGGAACACCTTTATTGAAATCACCACTCACCAAATAGTTCAATGCGTAGTTACCTGTAGAGATCCAATCTGTTGGATCATTAAATCCACTGCTCATTCCTGTGATGGATTTTGTTAAAGTTTTTCTAAACTTACTTACGTCAAATGCTTTTACCATAATTTATTTCCTTAATTTATGTGGGAGCCTTGCGACTCCCACAGTATTATTATTTGCCTTGTCTTGCACGGATCATCGCAAGGATGTCTTCCGCACTGTTGTTTGTGTCTGATGCTACAGGTTTCTCTGCAGGTGCTGTTTCAACCTTTGGAGTTTCTGTTGCTGTCGATTGTGCCATTGGAGCAGGTGTTTCTGCTTTTGGCGTTACAGGGTCACCAGTTTTTGCTGATACTCCTGCTGGTCTAAAGTACTGACCAAACTTTTCTTGGTCATACGGTTCACCATCAACCGATGCTTGGAACATTTCCTGCATCACTTTTACATCAACATCTGATGGTTTCTTTGGAAGAAACTCAGACAAGTTGTATAATTGAAATTGATTTATAGCATTATTTTCTTCATCTGTCAATGCTCTAGATTTTCTAGACCATGTAGATGTTGAGTAATCAGCATATCCGCCTTTGGATGTTTTGATTATTCTAAAGTCTACACCGTTTAATAGATCAGTTGGAAGGTCTTCCATGTCTGGATCCATTAATGCACCTTTAATGATTTGGAAAATTTGCGGACCAATTATAAATCTTCTAATTGGGTTTGCTGGTGTTGATTCCTCATTTAGAGGATCTTCTTTGACGAAGCCTTGGAAAATATAACTTCTTTTTTTCCAATATTTTCTGCCCATGTCCTCTAACTTAGGATCTTTGAACCATGCTCTAACTTCTGTCAGAATAGGACAAGTTTCTCCATACATTTCCATACATGGAACTTGAACTTGCACAGGTCTTGAATCAGTATCACCTTTAATTCCTGCGAAAGGTAATTTAATCATCAATCTTTCTTTCCAGAAGAATGTGTTTTCTTTGTCACCGTCTGGTAGAAATCTAACTGTTGCTTGTTCTGACTCTTTAAGATTCCAGAATGGATAGATAGCATTGTCGCCACCTGATCTGGTTGAGCCTGTTGATCGTGTTTCTTGTTCTTTTAGTTTTGCACGTATTTCTGCAAGTGTTGCCATAATATTAGCCTCCTTTATATTTTGCCTTTATAGCGTTTGTGCCTTTAATGTTTTTGTAGCACATAGTATCATATACTACAATAACTTGAGTATTTAGTCAACAAGTAATTATCTGGGTGTTTTACCGAATTATATTAGATGCCTGCTAGTTTTTTGATTTTGGCAATTTCTGGATCTTTGTTTGCCATTAAGTTTTGGATTGTTTCCTGTGCAGTTCTAACAGCATTGTCGCCGAACTTCTTCTCTACTGAAGTCAGCACTGCTGTTTCACCTTTTGGAAATTGGTTAGATGTGTAGTCAAAGAAACTTTTCACAAAGTCTTCCACAGTTTGCTCTTTGTCTTTGAATGATTTTTCTTCTTGATCTTCCATGCCAAATTTAGAACGCATTCTGTCTGATTCGTAATCGTAATCTTCTTGTGCGGCTTTCAATGCTTCTTCGTGTTCTGGACCGCCTGGTTTAATCATCTCGTTGGCAAAGTCATCGTCTACTTTGTGATTTCCATCGTATGTGTATTCACCTCTCAAAGAGTTAGGATCAACTTTACCATTGATGGCCTTGTAATGAATTTTACCATATGCCATTTCGCCATCATCACCTGGCAGTTCGTATTCAAATGAACCTTCGTAATCTGTATCTAGATCGTGTGCTGTTGTTTTTTCTTTCACGTCTTTGTTTCTTAATTTGTCGAAATTTTTGCTTAAGAAATCTATTGCCTCTTTGGCATTGTTAAACGTTGTTACACTTTTGCCGTCTTTGTCTAATATATCATGCACAATCTTTCCATCTTTGCCCTTGTACATAGACACATAAGGTTTGATATCTTCGAATGTGATCGCTTCTTTTTCAACAAAATGTTTTACAACATCCTGTACTATGTTAGCCGCGTCTTCACTGTCCTTGCCTGTAATTGCTTGTATCTCATCTTCGCATTGTCTTGTTAATGGCATTTCGTCCATGTGTGCTGACTCATCAAAATCCTCACCGTATTTTTTCTTTAAAGCAATGACTTCATCTGCATTAAAAAAGTCATGGCCGATGCCACTGTTTAATCTATACTGCAAATATCCTTCTGCCATTGTGTTACTATTGCCACCTTGGTATTTTGACCATTTGTCCCACCATGCTTGAACTTTTTCTTTCAGTT